TACCCGCCGATTGGATGAGAGTAGAGATTGTGGACCCACATGATTCCAAACCGACTAGGTGGTTATTTGTTGCGGTCAGCCCGGAAGATATTCAGATTGACGGAAAGACTGCAAATAGAGGATATTGTTACACTTACCTTTTGTTGGATGGAAGTGTAAGCGAGATGGCTCGTAAGGTCAAGATCAAGAGGGCTGAGCATGATTACGCTGAACCGGCCTTTGTGGTCATGGATGCGAAGTATGGAGCCAGAGAGCACAAGACAATGGAGGGTGCCACTTGCTTTGAAGAGCAATTCTCCAATGCTGGAATAAAAAACATCCGGCTATCGCACTCCGATCCAGGGGACATTGCGACTGGTCACAAGCGCGTCAAAGAATATCTCACTCCGCACTACAGCAAGGCTCAGGCGAAAGAGTTTCCCGGGTTGATGTTTGCGGAAGATGGATGTAGTGAAAATCGTGGGCCTATTCAGGATTTATTCAACTATCAGTGGAAACCGGGAACCGACAAGCCAGAGGAGGGGTACAAGGACTTTGCGGACTGTGTCCGATACTTCGCCTTGGAGCAGCCGGTTTACCAGCCGCCGAACGAGAAGAACGATTTGATCGCTCAATTCCTGGCGGCACGCAACGAAACGGATTACAACCCCCTGAGTTACGGTTTACGGAGCGCCAATGCTTGAGATAAAACCAGTCAGCTACGCGGAAATACTCGATGACGCTAGGGGACAAGAACTGATTCGAGCCTATGCTGCCTCATGTATAGTTCCCGATGCTGAGCCTCAACGCCAACTCTACGAGGCGATGGAGAAGGCTGGAATTATTCATGCCTTCGGGGCTTACGTGCGGTCTGATGGTTTAACCGCTCCTTTGCTTGTAGGCTTCGCTTCGGTAATCTGTTCAACCATGCCGCATGATGGGCACCTTGTCGCTACCCTTGGGGAAATGTTTATTGATCTTCCATACCGCAGCACCGATGCCGAAGATTTGCTGCTCTCTGCTGTGGAGAAGGTTGCCGTCTATACAGGTTGCCGGTGCATTATCTGCCTAGCCCGAACTGACAGCAAATACAGTAAGAGACTATCCCGGCGTAAGGGTTTCAACCAGACCCACTCTCAGTACACGAAATGGTTGAATGGGTATGGAGGTAGGGCGTGAGCGATATGATTACTTTGGCCCCTCCACTTCCGTCTATAATTCCCGCCCCAAGTACAACCATGCTCTCCAATCTTACGAACTTGCAAACATTCCTTCTGTCCCTTCCTCCGTCTGTTTTCCAGCAAATAGATTTGCCCACGGAGCATCTTCTGTGGGGTGGAATGTATGCGCGAACAGTTCGACGCGAGTTCGACTCGGTAACAATCGGATCGCTCATTAACAAGGCTACTATCTTGATTGTCAATGGGTCTTGTTCTATGCTGATTGAGGACCGGAGGGTTGATCTTGAAGGGTATAACGTGCTTGCTGGTATGCCAGGGCGAAAGTCAATGTCGTTAGCCCGTGGGCCAGTGGAGATGACGTTAATCTTCCCAACTTCGGCTTCTACTGTAGAAGAGGCGGAGAATGAAGTATTTGCCGAAGCCGATCTGTTGGTTTCGCGTCGAGATGAGGACAGTGGTACTATAACGATTACAGGGGGGTAGGGATGTCAGGAGCGACAATTTCGACAACAGCGGCCCTACTTATATCTGCTGGCGTCGCCGCAGCGGGGACCGCATCTGAGATGATCTACTCAGCTGTCAGCAAGCCTTCCGCGCCCGTAGCTCCTACTCAGGCGCAAACCAACGAGCAGACGGCTCAGGCGTCCCAGGCGTCGGCTTTGGCTCAGGCTCAGGCATTGACACAGCGCCGGGGTATGGCAAGCACGATGTTGCAAAGCCCGATGACAAGCGGTAATGCTACAGTAGGGAAAGCGACATTGGGGGCATAATGGCTTCTGTCGGTCTAGCCACGCCATATATGGACTCCGGGGGATATGCACCCTCCCGGCTGAATGATCGTTCCGCCGACAATAGGGCGAAAGATGCCCAAAAATACTTACAAGTCCTTGCACAAGAAAGACTTCCGTGGGAATGGATGATCGATCAACTTATTGCCTACGTGAATCATGGGCGTAGGTCTATACAAGATAAAGACTTATGGCCAGGACAACCTACCGGCCAAGAGATTTACGATGATTCCGCCATGCTGGCGTGCAGCAAGTTGGTTGATGGGATGGTAGGGTATCTCTGCCCTCGCAATCAGCGATGGTTTGCGCTGCAACTTCCCGGCGTACTGAATTTTCCACGAACTTCCCGGATGCGAAGCTGGACCGGAAAAAGCGTTGACTCCTATCCGGAGGTTCAGAAATGGATGCAGAATTCCCAAGACGTAATGGAATCAGCGTTTAACCGTTCTAATTTCTACGACATTAACACCGAGTTCATCCGTGATGATGCGTCAACCGGAACGGCTCATCTGATAATCGAGGAAGACGTGGCGGCGGCTAGGACCGTTTTCACTGTTCCTCATTTTCGGGAGTGCTATATAGCTGAAAACCGATTTGGGCAGGTCGATACAAATTATCGTGTCTACAAAATGACGCTCCGGCAGTTCGTTCAACAGTTCGGCATGGAAGCGATGAAGAGGGCGGACGATAACTTTGAGAAGGATTACGAGAGCAATATGCACTCGGAGCGCGAAGTTCTCCACGCGGTCTACCCCCGAAAAGATTACATGCCTGGGCGCATCGATGCGAAAGGGAAGAAATGGGCATCCGACTGGGTTTATCGAAAAGGCGGAAAGATACTCGAAGCATCAGAGGGCGGAGACATGGGAATCTCGATGCTACACGAGGGCGGCTACGACTCCATGCCCATTATAACGACGAGGTGGAGAAAGAATTCGGACGAACTCTACGGGCGGGGACCGGCGCATGACGCCTGGGTCGCCATTGCGTTAGCGAACCAGATGGGGAGAACCAACCTGATTACGGCCCAGAAGGCGGCTGAACCGCCCCTGGCTGCGTATGAGGATCAGCGCGGGAAGGTTCAGCGGGGGCCAAACGGAATAACATTTATCTCTCCGAATCGTGGTTCTATTCGGGACATCATGCCTCAGCCTCTTACGACTGGAGTCCAGAATCTTCCGTTCAACATCGAGTATCAGGGCAGGGTTGTACAGATCATTAATGAACATTTTCATTCCGACATCTTCACAATGCTGAGTCAAATCGGGCAAGAGAAGGGGATGGGAAGGCCGGTAACAGAGCAAATCTCTGAGATGCAGAGCGAGAAAGCGGCAGTTCTGGGAACCCGCATCGGCAACCTGCAATCGGAGGCTTTCAATCCCATAATTGCGCGGATGTTCGATATTGAGGCTCGCGCAGGACGCATTCCCGAACCGCCGCAAATTCTGTCTGAATCTATGCACGAAGGTATTAAGATTCAATACCTTGGGATGCTGGCGCAAGCTCAGAAACACGTTAGCGAAGTGCGTTCGATTCAGTCTGGTCTAGCTCTTGTTCAACAGGTTGCGCAGATCGACCCGCTAGTGCCTCACTATATCGACAGCGTAGACATACTCCGTCATGCGTGGGATGCGGTAAGTGCGCCAGCAACAGGGATTCTGAGTGACAAGGCCATTGCTCAAATTCGCCAGATGGCGGAAAAAGAGCGCGAGAAACAGCAGCAGATCGACAACGCGCCCAAGATTGCGAAGGCGGCGGCGCTGGCTGGCAAAGCGGCGGAACCGGACAGCCCTATGAGGACGATGATGGGCGGCGGTAAGGAGCCGGGAGAATGATCGACTACACTCCGCAAAAAGACGCCAGACAGATTGCCACAAAGGAAATGCGGCAGAATTATCGAAACGTGTTTGGTTCGGCTGAGGGGCATAAAGTTCTTGGGGATATACTCTCCTTGTGCCATTACGGGGTTCCATTAACCAACGACGTGGAGCGGATTGAGTACAATGTTGGTCTTGAGATTGCGCAGATGTGCGGGTCAGAAGAGGCGGCAGAGGCGTATGATTCATTTATGAAAGAACGCTATGCCGAAAAGGTTTAGTGATATGATGAGCGAAGTGGATTCCCTATTGGGAATTGTGGAGAGTTAAGATGGCAAATCCAAGTCCAACGTATAGCGGTGTGAACTGGCCGGGAGCGGATGCACTCCGCATTCCCACGGAGCGCGGCGGGTTTGTCGCCAAATCTACTCAGACGCAGGCGAGTCTTGAGACATATGGCGAGCTTGACCTTGGAACCGTAGCAGCCAGCACCATCACTCTCAATGCGCAGCAGGCCGGAGCCTCCCTCATCACCATCACCCCGACCGGGGCTGTGACGATTGTTCTCCCCACCTGCCAGCCGGGGCATCACTTCTTTCTCTGGAATCTGGCGACGGCGACCTATAGCGTCACCGTACAGATCGCAGGAAACGCAACCAATACCGCAGTCGTTCCATTCCTGGCCGCAACCGGCAGTATGTCTGAAATCGTGCATACCGGGAACAACGGCGGTGTGATGCTCAGGAACGGATAGAGTTTGGTGTTTGACAATTCGGGTTCTCTGAGAGTCCGGCCAGACCGACAGAGACGCAAGCAAGACCATGACGGCTATATGGAGCCATATCTCCTGTAGCCGTCATTTTTTTGGCCCGTACTTTTTTGAAGGAGCAGCAAATGGCAGATGAAGTAGTCGTTAATCAACCCACGGGAAGTGAAACGACCGGGAACATGGGCAACCAGCAGCAGCAGACGCCGGGATGGTTGGCGGGTCTGCCAGCAGACCTCAGAGACAATGAGGCTTTCAAGCCGTATCGCACGGTGGGGGATTTCGCTAAAGCCCATCTCGAAACGGCGAACAAAGCCAAAGAGTACGAGGGGAAGTTGGCGAATTCGATCCCCAAACTGGGCGAGAATGCGACGCCGGAAGAGCGCGATAAGTTCTATACCTCACTCGGACGGCCCGATAAGCCGGAAGGTTATGAGCTGGACCCTGAAAAGAAGAATGCACCTGAGTGGAACAAGTATTGGGAAGACACCTTGTTTTCTGAGGGGATTCCCAAGAAAACCGCTCAAGCTCTTCAATCTAAGTTGAATGCTCAGTTGACCTCAATGGTGGAAGCGCACAACGCCAAGATTCTCGCAGAGAACAACAAGGCGGCTGAAACCCTGAAAACCGAGTTGGGCGACAAATACGATGCGAGTGTAGTGCTCGTGTCGCGGCTATGGAAGCAATGGGGAAAAACAGAAGTCGAATTCGATAAGGCGTTTGCAGCTGAAAGCAGCGCCAACCGAACCACGATGATGCGATTCCTGTTGAACGTGGCCGCAAAAACCGGAGAGGATTCATCTTTGCGCGGGACAGGGCAGAGGGCGGAAGCGTCTAAAGCCGGGTACGATTTGAGTAAATTCAATCTTCCGCCAGCAAGGATTTAGGTCTCTCTAAAGGGAGATTATCGCCATGGCAGATGCCTCGCAACTCGGCTATAGCACGATGACGGACGTAATCAACAGTTACTCGTCTTCGGATGCCCGTGCGCAGTTTGTTCAACCGGCCAAGGTGCTTGCTCGCGCTTGCCCTTTGCTTGAGTTCTTGCCTTTCGTCCCGGCCAACAATATGCTCTTCAACGTCGCACGGCGCACCGACTACCTGGACGTTCCTGCAACGCGCCGGTTCAATGAAGCGGCAGTGATTACGAACTCCAAGAACACCAACATCACCGACGATATTGCCATGTGGGAAAATTGGGATGTTCAAGATGCGGCATTTGCCGATCTTCAGCCCGACCCCTCGGCGTATATGTCGGACCAGATCAGCAACAAGATCGAGGGCTTCAAGCAGAAAATCGAATCCGTATTGTTTTACGGAAACCCGGCTACCGATCTTGGCGGAATCAGAGGCCTGGCAACACGAATCAACAACCTTGAATCGGTTCCCAACGGAGACGGAAGTTGGCCAGCGAATGCTTACAACGGCGGGCTGACCTCCGGCAACGCAACAAGCATCTGGGCGCTCGAATTCGGAAAAGACAAGGTTCAAGCAATCTATCCCGCCAGTAGTCCGGCAGGTCTGGAAATCAACACTATCGGCAAAGTTCCGTGGACAATGGCCACCGCCCTGAGTGGAGTTCTCGGTCAATCGAGAGCACTGATGGCGTATGTCACTCAGTGCAAATGGAGCCTGGGACTCCAGATCGTTGACGAACGCTGCGCTCAACGCGTTGCCAACGTGAACCCAGTTCCGTTGCAGCCGGGTGGCTTCGATGAGAACCTGCTCATTCAGGCACTGGGCAATCTTCCCGGTGCGGGTAACGCTCCCGGCACGGTGATTCTGTGCAGTCGCGCCATTCTGAACGAGATGAATATCCGAGCGGTCTCGCAGAAGACCAACGCCTACTACACGCAAAACGCGGAGACCGGCGACATCTGGGGATCGCGGCGCATTACTCGCTTCCAAGGAATCCAGGTCGTTATGGCCGAAAAGATTTCAAACGCGGAAACCATCATCAGCTAGCCGATGTCGCTAGAAGGAGATCACCATGCTTTTAGACGCAATGCAGTTTTTTCACGGCTCTGGAACAGCGGCCTTCGGTCCGATTACTTCCACCGCCAAATCGTTCACCGGTTCGATTGCGACGACTGGGGTATTGACCATCACGGCCGGTACTGCTGGGTCTGAACTTTTGGTCGGGGATTCGCTTACGGGAGCCAACATCTCTACCGTGGGTGGCCCTACCATCGTGACAGGCA